ACTTGTTGGAGCCACAACTTCATCTTTCTTAAGTTCTTTTTGCTGCTTTTGAAGAATCATAAGTTTCTCAGTAACATCTGAGAGATTCTTAATCATGTTAGCAGCAACTTCATAGGCTCTTGGATGCTGAGATTCTTTAGCAACCTCGAGGATACCTTCAAGAGCCTCATTACCCTTTTCAATCAGGTTGTAATAATTTGAGCGTGAATAGTCTGCATCTGGGTCGCGTTCCACAGTATGGTGTATAGTTACGGGCTGGTTTTCTTTTACCGCTGGGATATACTCAGCAGTGTCAAGAATATTGCTCAACTTTGAATCAACTTCACTCATAAATTACTCTTAGGCTAGTCGAACGTATACCAGACCAGTTGAACGATAATATGGGTTACCAACAGATACCCCTGCGCCCGATGCAGCAATGTCGTCAGTATAAGGTCCTGGTATACCTGGATAAGTTCCCTGGATACCCTGTGTACCCTGTATACCCAAAGTTCCCTGGATACCTTGAGTTCCTTGGCGACCTTGAACACCCTGGATTCCTTGAGCACCCTGAACGCCGCCAGTAGTGTATAATTCAATAAAGTTGTTGTTAACTTTACCAAAAGCAACTCGAAGCGTGTCGCCGGTTGCGTCGTTTGCGTTAGTGCCAACACCAATGTTTTGTCTAGCCATTTTTGTTATCCGTTGTCTACTGTTAGATCGGTAGCATCAGCTGTTGTTACGGAGCTGTCTGCGTTATCGTCATTGTTTATATTCGGGAATTCCTGGAACACTTCTGTAAACCCAAAGTCATCATTAGCGTTTGCGCTTAATAGATTTGGATATACAGAGAGGCGCATAATTTGATTGTCGTACTGTTCATACGAAGAAAGGTTCCATGCAGCATTAGTTATTGCCCCATGAACTTTTGAATTAACTGTGAGACCACCTGTGATATCGTTAACAACAATTTGATTTGCTGAAGGATATGCGGACAATACATATCCTCGCATCGTGGCTTCTTCAAGTTTATTGCCCTGATAAACTAGTTCACCGACTTTGAATAAACCTGAGCCAGTATTAAACGTCAGTTTTCTGTCAACATCGCCAAACTCTGAATTGTCGATATATGTGTTTGCAGTTGCCTTGCGAATAATCTTAGAGTTCGCGCCTGACGTAATTGGACCATACAGATATGCTTTCGCAGTAAAAGTTAAAGTCCATATGAGCATTCTCATGGTATCGGCGCCACCAGTATCGTTTTCTACGTTATAGCTGACGGTTTCAAGAATAATAGGCACATCAACAGGTTTGCCGACACTAGCAATATACATAGTGACAGTGTAGTCTGGATTGAAGTACGGAAGAATTTGCTCAATTAATTGAGTACCATCTTCCGTATTGCGAACATAAATTTGTAGCGTAAAGTTAAAGTTGTATGGCGCTTGATAACCACTCTTAACTCCAGCGCCATCAGCAGAAAATTGCTTTTGAAAACTTGATATTTTGCGCAATGGATCGTATGTAATTGAATCTAACTCAAACGACATACGAGGTAGTGCAATCTCCATCTGCATGTTTAAATTTGGGTCTTGAGTAATACGAGTATAAAACTTTTCTTTCGGTGAATAAGTCAATGGTACGGTTACACGTTCAATCTCAACTGTACCTGCCAGATTGTAACGGACTAATCGAAGATTGTTGAACATCGTGCCAAATGCTACGACGAGTTTACGAGTAATACGATGATAAAAGTGTTCGTTAGACAGCATTAGAATTGCTCATTAGGCATGCCAAACGGATTAGTTTCCGTCCAGTCGAGAATATTATCGCCTTCTGTTTCAAGAATTACATTATCATCATATGCGTCGTTAGCATTCTCTTCTTGATTACCGCTAGTAATCGTCCAACTAGCGCCAGATGTAGCACCAATTACCACTGTACTATTTGTAAATACGCCTTTGATATTTCTGATAGTAAGTTTTCTATTAGGCAAATCCCAGTTAGAAACATAACCCTTAGAAGTTGCAGTAGCGAGTGAAGCACCTTGATATACAACTTCATGTGTGCTGTATGTACTAGTACCGCCAGCGTTTAATGTAAATTGTATACCAAACGAATAGACATCTTGAAGATTGTCGATACCCGAAATACCAGTATCAAGAAACTCGCCATTATACTTAAACATTTCAACACTCAATTCATACATATACGGGAACAAACGCCCTAACTGGTCATGCGCACCACGAGTAGAAGCAGCAATAGCACCCCGATGTACACCCTTACCTAACTGGAAGAAGTTTTTTTCTTGCTCGACAAATTTAACTTCCATCAGCTTTTGCAGTGTAGGCATCCAGATAAGGTCGCCTTCTTTCGGGAACTCTCTAACATCAGTCGGCAGATACTTTTCGAATGTTCTACGAGCCAAACCTAGACGAGCAGTCTTTTGCACCTCAAGACCAAACTTAGAGAAGAACTCTTGATTGCCTTCGAAGTCGTTGAAAGTTTCTAGGAACATTTCCATAGGATATGCGCTTCGATAAGTTTTTACTGGATCATCACCAAACAACTTATCAACCTCAGACTGAGACTCTCTTGGAAGATAGTAAACATCCATTCCATGATTTTTGATAGATTCAATAACCATATCCTCGATGAGCAGTTGCTCGCGAGTTGCTCCTTGGTTATTAAAATATACTGACGTTCCCATTTTAGCCTACCAACATCGCTACTGGCATTTCATAGGTATCTCTTAGCATGACTTCTAATGCTTCTACCTCAGTTTCCGCGTCATTGTAGATCTTTTCGCCGTTAACGATTAGACCGCCTGGAAGCGTATAGTTTGCATACTTGGTAAGATTTGAACCCCACTGTCTTTTGAACAATGCAGTAACATATTTCTTGAGCCAAGCATCACTGTAAATTTTGTTATATGTTTCTGGATCTACGATTCGAATTGCCTCAAAGCAGAGATAGTCGCCTGGGTGAACTTTTGCATTCCAATCAATAAAGATATGTAGTTTGTGAGTTTTCTTGTTAAACTCGAATGGATACTCACCAGTTACAATCATGTTCAACATCTCGAGATGTTGCCTTGCGATAACGTAGTAAGTATACGAGCTGGCAGTAAGATTGTAAAAATCGTTCAAACGAATCTGATAGTTAATATCAAAAATGTTAAAACCGCCACCAGAAGAACTAACACTTCCAGGGATAAATGGCATAATTCTACGGACGCCAATAATATTGTCAGAAAGTTCTGCATACTTGTCGGTGACGTTATTAGCTGTAACTTGACTGGCTAGATAAATCTGCTCTGTGCCGTCGTAGTGGTATTCGCGATAGAGTTGAAGAGCATCGTCGATGCGGTCTTCTAACTGGTCGTCGTCCACGTTAATGTCAATAACTGGAAAGCCCAACTTTCTCAGCGCATAATCTTTTAGTTCTGTTCGAGAAGTTGGTGATGCCATTTTAGTTCTCTTTACCTATTTGCTCTATTTATAGGTTATGGGGGAGGTGATTCTGGTGGGCTGTATGGTGGCCAAATATATCTCGGCTCATTCCCGGCATTTATCCATGCGATGTATTCAAGAAAATCTGCATCTGTTGCACTCTCGCATGGAGCAACAATCTTGCCGTCGCTATCACGATATACGTTACCTTCTTCATAGACTATTGTGTACATTATGAGTAGTCCGATTCGATATAAAAGTTAACGATATCAATTTGTGGAGTTCCTGAAGTGGCTGCAGTCGCTCTCCACATTCTTGGAGAAAGTAGTGTAGTATTTGCAGGAAGTTGTGTGCCAGCAGTAACAGCAGTTACTGACCCGATTGCATTGTCTCCAGTATTTAGTCTGGTAACTTCATAGTCAACTTCTGTCCAGGTATCTGTAGCTGAATACAAAATTAGTTCATATATATCGGTATTTGCTGTTTGAGATGGGAAGTTAGCGCCAAGATCAATTGGTGTTTGTGCTGCAGAACCACCATAATAGAAAAAAAGATTAGTGTTAGCAGTACCGCATCCAACTCCAATAGCGTTTGTTAAAGTAGCAGGTTCGACACTTGTTGGAGTAGCAGTACTGTTAGTCATACCAACAAATGTTCTACCGTTAGTGACGGCATCAGAATTACCCCACCGAAACACGACATAAAATCCACCAGCAGGAATTGCGCCACCAATACCCAGAGAGTAATTGTTCAGGTTAATACGCCATCCAGCAACGTTGGTGGTGCCGCTAGTTCCAACATAACCTTGTTTCCCTACTCTAGTGTAGAAATTAGTAGTGGCAGTTGTTCTTGCAGTAGCAGAGCCAGAAGAAGTAGTGACGCTTGCTGCAGCAAGACCAAACACACCTGGCGCAGTCGCGGAGCTGGCTGGAGGAGTCCAAAGACCCATTCTATTCATACCTAGGAATGGCTGGAATGGACTTTCGTTACCGGAAGGTACACGAAACTCTGGCATCATTCTTCCGCCATTATATCTAGCGTAGAGTGATACATTATTTGCTGTTGGAGTAAGACCTGTGCTAGCTGGAAAAGTAATGCTGTTTGTAGTTAATGTATTAGAAGAAACATTAAAGGTAAGCTGAGCAACAGCACCAAATGTAGAGTTATTGTTAAACACAACATAAGTGTTAGCACCAGGAACAGTAACAGAAGTGCCTTGAACACCTTGTAGACCTTGAGCACCTTGGGAACCAGTACCAGTTAGCCCCTGAAGTCCTTGAGTGCCTTGGGTTCCTGTTGTTCCCTGAGATCCAGTGGTGCCTTGTAGACCCTGAAGACCTTGAGTTCCTTGCGATCCTGCGGTTCCTTGAGAACCAGTTCCTGCCGTTCCCTGAGATCCAGACCCAGTAGTGCCCTGTAGACCCTGAAGACCTTGTGTTCCCTGAGATCCAGTTCCAGTTGCACCTTGAAGCCCCTGGAGACCTTGCGTTCCTTGAGAACCAGTCCCAGTAGTGCCCTGTAGACCTTGGAGACCTTGTGTTCCTTGTGACCCTGTGGTTCCCTGAGATCCAGTTCCAGTAGTGCCCTGTAGACCTTGGAGACCTTGTGTTCCTTGTGACCCTGTGGTTCCCTGAGATCCAGTTCCAGTAGTGCCTTGAAGTCCTTGGAGACCTTGTAGCCCTTGAGTGCCTAAATCACCAGCTCTTGTAAACAAAACCGATACACGCTCACCAGCAGTTGGATTATTAGTTCCACTTCCATTTTGAACATTTATTTGGAACCAAGTACTGTTATTTGCAACTGATGTTACTTGAAAAATACCAAGAGTACCATCGCCAGGAGAAATGCCATTTTGAATGTATAAGTGACCTTTAACTGTGCTTGTTGAACCAGAAACTGCATCCCACCAAGGAGAATAATCATATGAAGCACCACCAACAATGTCGTACCTCCCTACAGCAATTGCAGTTACTGATGATGGTGTTGTCGCGGCAGTATTAAAACGAATAAATCCCGTGCCAGGATCAGCCATTGTAGTAGTTGAGTTAAAACTGTATGGTATACCAGCTCTACTTAAAATTGTTCCTTGTGTTCCCTGTGGACCTTGAATGCCTTGTGACCCAGCGCCAGTTAGTCCCTGGATTCCCTGCGTCCCTTGAGCAGTTCCAGCTGTTCCTTGAATACCTTGAACGCCTTGTGCACCTTGAATTCCTTGTGAGCCTTGAGTTCCTTGCGCTCCTTGAGTTCCAGTACCCGTAGTGCCCTGTGGACCTTGGTTGCCCTGAGTTCCTTGGATTCCTTGTGAACCTTGGTTGCCTTGAGTTCCCTGGATGCCTTGTGAACCCTGAGTTCCCTGGATGCCTTGTGAACCCTGAGTTCCCTGGATTCCCTGAGCACCTTGGTTTCCTGTGGTTCCCTGGATTCCTTGTGAACCCTGAGAACCTTGGATTCCCTGAGCACCTTGGTTTCCTGTGGTTCCCTGGATGCCTTGAGCACCTTGGTTTCCTGTGGTTCCCTGGATTCCCTGAGCACCTTGGTTTCCTGTGGTTCCCTGGATGCCTTGAGCACCTTGGTTTCCTG